CCATCCAGGCATCTTTGAAGGTTTACTTAAACTTCCTGTAATCTTTAATGCATCTATAACTTTCATAATTTCTTATACTCTCCAATTGTGTCAATTGCTTGACGCTTGTTGCTTGTGGCTTGGCGCTCGCCTCGTGTTTCACTTTAGGCTAATTTACTTAGCAGGCGCCAGGTCACTTGTTGCTTGATCAAGCCTATTTCTAGTTAAAGACTTAGACTCAATTGGAGGTTTCCTCCATCGTCGTTCTACACTTGACCCCAGATCCGTAGAGTCAACTTGCGCTTAATAGTTGGACGTCCATCTACGGATCAGGGCTCAAGTTATTTGCAAGGCGGACACATTAACAAAAAGCCAATGTGAACTAATACAATCATAATTAACCAAAAAGTCATTTGACATATATAGGATATTCATGTATTAATGTCAAGTATTAAAATAACGAAAGGATAAACAATGGCAAAGACAATGACGAAGTATCAACTCGATCATTTCAAGTCGAAGGTGCGAAGAAATTTCAACCCTTTAATTGAAGAACAGGAACTGTTGGTAAAACAATATAGAGCTGAAGCAACTGAAAAGATAGTCGGTAAGTTAGCCAAAAAAATGGGTGCAGATAAAATCTTAAATGAGTTTAAGAAGGCCGAAGCTCAATTAAAAGCCATACAAGATAAAGCCCGAACTTTCTTCAAGAAGAAGGCGGAACAGCAAAAGAAGGAAACTAATTACGCTATAGATCGAAGAGACGATCCACTTACGCTGTCCGATTGCGAAGAGCAACTGAAGGATTGGGCGCGTGATCTGGTTGATCGTGAAATAAGAAGAAGACCTGAAGGCCTGAAGCTCAAACAACTTGAAGACTTGAAGACAAGAGCAATAGATCAAGTTATGGAAAGCGGAACGCCTGAAGAGTTAATTAAGCAACTCGACGCTACAACCAAGAAGATTGGTATTGCATGGGTTGTGGATACTTCCAAAATAAAACAGATAAGCGCAAATTAAATATTGACTTGTAGGGGATAGTAATATATTATCCCCTATAACGAAAGGCATACAGATGAACGCAAAAGAAATAGAAAATAAAACAGACTTTGCTGTATCGTGGCACGCGAAGAAATATAACAAAGTTATATTTAGAGTTGGCAACTTAAACAAGATTGGTTGCAGAGTTTGGGAACAAGGAGGCAAGAAGTATATGTGTTTTTGGGACACAGTATTAGAGAGATATACAACTTGTATTGACCCTATGATCACATATAAACGAAAGGTATCATGATTGAAATTACTTTTATGATAACAATAATTTTACTTGTTTTAATAAGTTGGAGAACATTATGATAGAATTATTTAACATTATATTTGTAGAAAGCCCTCTTGGGCTTTCTATTATATTAGCGGTGGGTTTGACCGCTGTTTTATATACTGTATTGACAATAGATCAGTAATAGGATAGTATAGGACTATGACAGAACAGAAAATAAAAACAACTAACCCATACTCAGGACAATCAGCAATGTTAACTAGAGATGAATATATAGTTTACACAATGGTTAAGAAGTTCGAAGAGATGGAAGAATATGATTTAATGCAGGAAGGTTTATCTAAGTTTAGTAAGATGAACCCGAAAGCATATATGACTTTACTAGATTAGTCATGGGTGTAGGGCGCCCCTTCGGGGCGCCCTGCTTACCTCGGCCCTTCGGGCCTCGGGCAACGAGCATAGAGGTACCAGGGGCATTGCAAATTCCAAACAAATAAAATAGTATAATACACATATAGGTTGTAGGGGTCCCATAGATATACCCTTTATGCCAAGTTTTAGATATTTATGACAAGAAAATACTTGCTAGGTTTCAAAATTAATCCTAAAAAATTTTGCAGAAAATTTTTTTGAAATGAAAATAGACTTAGAAAAGATAAAGAGATTACCCCCTGATATAAGAAAAGAGTTCATGAAGACCTATCTTCAGTTCACTGAAAAGAAGAAAGAGGCTGGTATCAGAGACGACTTTATGAAGTTTGTAAAACATGTCTGGCCAGATTTTGTTGAAGGATCACATCACAAGATTGTTGCTGAAAAATTTAATCAGATAGCCGAAGGCAAAATTAAAAGGCTGATTATAAACATGCCGCCTAGACATACAAAGTCCGAGTTCGCTAGCTACTTGCTGCCCGCTTGGATGGTGGGTAGAAACCCGAAGCTCAAGATCATTCAATCGACTAACACCACGGAGCTATCCGTTAGATTCGGGCGTAAAGCAAAACAACTCTTAGATAGTCCCGAGTATCAAACTGTTTTTAAAACAAGACTTAGAGAAGACTCACAAGCAGCAGGTAAATGGGAAACACAACAAGGCGGTGAATACTACGCAGCTGGCGTCGGCTCCGCGATTACAGGTCGTGGTGCAGATTTACTTATCATCGATGATCCACACACCGAACAAGATGCAATGAACAGAGATGCTATGGAGAGAACTTTCGAATGGTATACATCAGGTCCTCGTCAACGTCTCCAGCCAGGCGGATCTATTATTCTGGTTATGACAAGATGGAATACAAAAGACTTGACCGGTTGTCTGTTAGGCGCGCAGCGAGAAGCCAAAGCTGATCAGTGGGAGATCATAGAGTTTCCAGCCATCATGCCAAGTGGTAAACCCCTATGGCCAGAGTATTGGAAGTTAGAAGAATTAGAAGCAGTAAAAGCATCTACAGGTGTACAGAAATGGAATGCTCAGTATATGCAAAACCCAACGTCAGAAGAAGGAGCTATCATCAAAAGAGAATGGTGGCAGCCATGGGAAGAAGATTTTATACCTGCACTAAAGCATGTCATACAATCTTACGATACAGCGTTCGGCAAGAAACAATCAGCCGACTACTCAGCAATCACGACTTGGGGCGTATTTTATTTAAACGATGATAGTCCTGCAAGTTTGATATTATTAGATGCTAAGAAAGGCAGATATGATTTTCCAGAGTTAAAACAAGTTGCTTACGAGCAATGGAAGTATTGGGATCCTGATACGGTTATCATAGAGGCTAAAGCATCAGGTCAACCTTTAACAGATGAGTTAAGGAAGATGGGTATACCCGTCGTCAACTTCTCTCCGTCTAAAGGAAATGACAAGCATACACGAGTAAATTCTGTTGCACCTTTATTTGAAAGTGGTATGATATGGGCTCCGAACCAGGAATTCGCTGAAGAAGTGATTGAGGAATGTGCGGCTTTTCCATTTGGTGACCATGACGATTTAGTTGACTCAACAACTCAAGCCATCATGCGATTTAGACAGGGTGGTTTTATATTGCATCCTGACGACGAAAAAGACGAGGTACAAACTCAAAGGAAAAGGACTTATTACTGATGTTAAAATTACTAGTAGCTTTATTTGGAAAAGACTACGTCAACAGAATGATTGGCACGGGAACTAATGTATCTAAGCCTATTAAGTTTGATAAGAACAGTCCTTTCAAATTATATTCAGATTCAGCTTTCAATGATCCTGACGTTTTAAAATTTATAGATAAGAAATTAGCAGAGTATGGACCTTATGCATTGTCTAATAAAAATGCTACAGAGATTGCCAACTTCGAAGCTAACGCTAAGAGAGCTTTAGAAGCTAGAAAACCAAAAGAGAGCCAAGTTAAAGAAGCAGCTGAGGCTATGTTTGGACCACTTGGAAAATCAGACAAACCTGAAGCAGAAATATTTGATATTGGAACAAAAAAGAAAGTTGATGATGAAGGTATTATGACTTTGAAATCAGAGCTTGGTTTACCTGAAGGTGTTGATCCAAAAAGTCCAAAGGGAAGACTTATGCAAGAGTTACAAAAAGCAGAGGCGGGTAGTCCTGAAGCAGAAAAATTAGCTACAGAAGGATTAGACGAATTTTTTGGTTTTGGCCGTGGTGCAAGAGGTCCAGATCTTGCAACAGAAGGAAGGCGAAGAGCTGTTGTTAGACAAATCTTATTAAAAGATTCACGAATTAATATACCTGAAGATGTTAAAAAGAGTTTAGCTGGATATGAGGATTTACAAAGAGGAGCAGATCAAAACTTAGATCCGTTAAAAGTATTTGAAACTTATTATGAAAGAGACGATGAAGTTTTAGGTGCATTAGATGGCATTATAGACACGTCAAAAAATGAAATTGAAGCAGCGGATACATTTTTATCTATGAAAAATAATTTTAAAGTTAAAAAACCTATTGTTAGAGAATCTTTAGACGACGAAGCAGTTGAGATGGAAGAGACAAAAGATCTTGGTGAAAGATTAGAAGACTATGATGGTGACCCAGAAGATTTAGCTGAAGGTGGTAGACCTGGTAAAGGTATAGACTATTTAATGGGGTTATAACATGGCCTCTGAATTATTAAAAAATAAAACCTTAATACAAAGATTAAAAGAAGATAAAGTTCCTGCTTTTAATTTTGATTTAGCTGGCTCAGCATTAGATTATAATATTGAATCAATCGAAGAAGAACTTCTACCAAAAGAAAAACCACAAGAATTATTTGATGAGAGAGATAGATTACGAATAGAATCTCTTGAACAATCCTTACAAGATAACAAACCTTTCTTGATGGACGAGTCTGTAGATTTTATTAAGAGAGAAAATTTTAGTGATGGGGACAGACCTGTTGATATAGCTAGAAGATCAATACCCTTTACAGAGGAAACGTTTGAAAAAATAGATGAACTTTTAAAAGACCCAAAAATAAAAACTTACTCTGATTTAGGTAAAACGTTAGGTTTAAATATACCAGAACCAACTGGCGTTAGAGGTAAAAAAGGACCAGGCACACCACTTTCAAAAAGGAGCGGTCTAATAAAGGCGTATGAAAAGTCTCGAGGAAAAATACCAGCTGATAGATTTAAATTAGGAACAGCTTATGCAAGAGGTCAAAAGAAAGTAGAGGATGTTTTAAAACTTCAAGCTGATGGCATGTCTACAAATGCAATAGCTCAAAAATTAAAAATGGATAGAAGAAACGTAAGAACAATTTTTCAAAAATTTAGACCCGATGCTATAAAAGATCCCACACCAAAAGCAGATGATCCAACTACCACAATAAAAACTAGAGCTTCTGCAAGAAGACAAAAAAGAGAACAAGAAGCTTTTAAAAAGGTAGGAGAAAAAACAACGAATCAAACTAAAAAAGTTATAGACAGAATAAAAGATAAAAATGCCGATATTTTAAAAATGTCGGACGCTGAAATACTAAATGATCCTAAAATTAAATACTCAATGAACATAGATGCTACAGGTTTAAAAATAGGTGAACCAATTAAATTTAATAAATATGCAGATCTTTCTGACAAAGAGTTTGTTAAAAAAGTTAAAGAAAAAGCAAAGAATAAATTGTTCTATACACCAGAGCATATCTCAGAAGTAGCAAAAGAAAAATTAAATACTGCTTTTCCAAATAATATTGTTAATGCTCCTGGAAGAATGACTTCTCAAATAGGATTAATTAAAACCTATTTAAGAAAAAATCCTGATGGAGAGTTTGCAAAACAAGCGGATGAAGTTTTATCTAAAACAGGCATGCAGTTTAAAACAGGAGGAACAACTTTTGGTGTTAAAGAAAATATTGTTTTTGATTCTAAAACAAATAAATCAAACATAGTTGAAAATTATTTTCAAGATACAAAAACAACCACAGCAGGTAAGAAAAAATTAACCGCCCTTCAACAACTTGCTTCTGGTAAGAATGTTGGCTTTGACCCGATCCTCGCATCTAAAGCTGGATATCAAGAATTTGTAAAACCTGCAGCAAGTATTGCTAAGCGAGGAGCTTTAACTGGAGCAGACTTATTGTTGTCCGCAGGAGCAGGACCCATAGGTCTTGGTGTGGGTGCTTTAATTGAAACAGGTCAAGCGATGCCAGAACTTACAAGGGGAAATATTAAAGAGGCAGGCAGAAGAACAATCATAGGAAGCTTGCTTCCTGAGTCATTAGTTGGTTCTATGCAAACTGATTTATTAAAGTTAGCAGAAACTCCAGAAGAAAAAATTGCAATGAAGAATTTTATTGATTTTGAGAAGGATAGAAAAAAATATGAGTCTTCTGTTACAAATTTAAAATATTTAGAAAACAATCCGTTTGAAGCAGAAGGCATAGATTTAGAACCTATACGAAATAAAATACTTGAGCGAAAAGCTGATCTAGAAGATAGAAGAGACAAAGTATTTTTTCCTGAGTTTGGAAATATTTTTGCAAATTTAATACAAAGATTAGATGCACAAAACGTTGAAAACCTAGAAGGTGTTTTAGGTTCAATTGTTGGAAAAAGAGGAATAGATGACAGAGAACAAATTCAACAAGATATATTTTCACAAGCAGCTCTAGGACAAGAACCTTTTTATGGACAAGCTCCTGTTCAAATGTCTCCAGAAGAATTAGATGAGATATATGAAAGTGGAATTATGGCTATGGCAAACGGAGGACGAATTGGTTTTGCCGACGGACCAGATGATCCAAGCAAAAGAACTTTCTTAAAGATTATGGGAGGCATAGCTTCATTGCCAATTGTAGGTAAATTTTTTAAAAGTGCTAAAGTAGCTAAAGTTGTTCCTTTAAAAAACACAACAACAACTATGCCTGAGTGGTTCCCTCAGTTTGTAGAAAAGGCTTTGGCAAAAGGTGTAAGTAAAAAAATTGATGCTGATCTAACAGAAATAGAAATACCAGAATTACCAGGTGTAAAAGTTCAAGCTCACGATGATGGTAGAATTTTAGTTGAAGGTAAAAACGCTTACAATGAACCTTATGAAATAAATTACACACCACCAGGTTTTGAACTTGTAGATGAAACAACAGGCAAAGCTGTAAAAACACCAGGAGAGTTTCAAGCTAATGATACTAGATATTACAGAACAGGAAATCCTGAAGAAATAGATTATGATGTTGATTTTGATTCAGTTAAAGACGTTGATGATATTCTAGGTGGTAATGCTACAGAGCTGGAGGGCTTTGCAAAAGGCACGGGTAAATCTAAATATACAAAAGGGCAAAAAGCCGTAGATGAAGCAGAAGCTGCAGCAGAGCAAGATAGATATGTGGGCACAGAAGGTAGAGCTGATGTTGATGAAGGCCCTGATATAGATTTAAGTGATTATGAAGACTAAGCTAACAACTACAATACCCCCTAAATCAGGTCCTCAGTCTGAGGGCTTGCTTATTAATTACAATACTGTTAAACCTGTGAAACTGGAGAAAATAAATGGCAGACATAGACAAGTCTCTTCCAAACGTAGAGCAAGAGATAAA